AGGCTTTAGCGGAGTGATAATGAAAAAAAGCCTCCTTAGTTGTGATTCGTTTGTGGTCTGCAAACTACAACGAAAAAATAAGGAGGTTTTGTCATAGGATATACCGATGACTTACACAGTTTATCACACACGAAATGGAACTGTAAGTATCAAAATAGATCATTTTGGTCTAGAGGGTATTATGTAGATGCGGTGAGAAAGAATTCTAAAGCTATTGGAGAGTGTACACGGAATCAATTAAAAGAAGATTATATAGCAGAAAAATTTGAATTAGAATGGGAAGATTCGTTTACAGGAAAACGTAAATAGGTGCTCGTCGCAGGCCACACGAGAGCCTTGAGGCGTCGCTCTGAGATCAGGGCTGTGCCCGAAACTGAAAAACCACCGGCTTAGCCGGTGGATATTTTTTGCGCAGCAAAAAACGCTACAAAACAATGTTTGTAGCGTGGTCTATGTTGTAAGCCGCGTCGTGGTCGTCTAGAATTTGGAAAAGACAGAACGAATTAAGAGACATTGTCAAGAAAGGCGTTGCCGATACCGTTTTGAGAGGTAAAGGAACAAACATTCTGATTAACAATCTTAAGAAAGAATTTGATGTCTCGTATGGCTACGCTAGACGGTTAGCAGTAACGGAATCAGCAAGGGTATACTCAGAGGCACAGAAGGCCAACTATGATGCTAATGGTGTTGAATGGTTTGAAGTCATGACCGAATTAAAAGCGTGTCAGATTTGCCAGCCGTTCAACAGGAGGATATTTAAAGTATCTGAGTTGGTGCCAGCATTGAACGCACCACCGTTCCATCCGAATTGTCGATGTACGACAGTACCTAGTAAGTATCTTGCGAAAGATAAAGAAAAGATGTATGATCAAGATACAAGGGAAACTAAAGCAAGATTCTATAGCGGGCAACTGTTGTCTAAGATTTCGAAAGCCGAGCCGAAAATTACAAGCGATATGCAACGGATTGCTGGAGAAAATCAATTGGCTGGTCTTGAATTTCGAAAGAAGACAGCTGAGTCGTTAGCTCGTAAAATTACAGTAGATAGCCAGGTTGAAAATATAAGCTCGGCTGAGGCTGCAAGTAAAATTAACGATGCTTTGAGGTACACAACCATTTTCGATTCCGACACTTTTACAGAAGAGTATTCCAAGATGAAGCAAAAACTTATTGCAGAGGGGTATCGAGTTGTAAAAGTAAAAAACACTTGGATAACAAATGGACCATATAAAGGCGTGAATACAGTTATTGAAAAAGATGGTATCAACTTTGAAATGCAGTATCATACTCAAGAAAGTTTTGATTTAAAGAATGGTCCGTTACATGAGTTGTACGAAAAACGTAGGCTATCCTCAACAACTAAAGCAGAGAGACATAAACTTGATGCTGAAATGGTAAAATTGAGTAAAACATTGAAAGTGCCGAAAAATATAGAAAGGGTGGAATAGTATGGAAACAAAATATTTTTTCATAAAAACAGAACATCCTCAAATTGTACGCTATAGTGAAGGTGAGACATCGGTATATAGCGTAGAAAAAGGTTGGACAGAAAACGAATCTTGGTATGTCCGTATATTTTTTGGTGACTTCACAGATTTTGAAGAAATTTCAGAAAGCGAGGCATTTGCTTATATTGATAGGATGGTGGTAGCATGATTGATATTGCCTTAGCTATCGCTAAAAAAGCACATGCAGGGCAGGTAGATAAAGCTGGCGTTGATTACATACAGCATCCTCTCTATGTGGCCAGTCAAATCAAAACTGAGCAAGAAAAAGCTGTTGCTCTTTTACATGATGTGCTTGAGGATAGTGATATAACTGTTGCTGATTTATTGGCCTATGGTTTGTCAAATGAAGTTGTTACAGCGGTACAAACTTTGACAAAGAAAAAAGGCCAAAGTTATCAAGACTATCTTGGAAAAGTGAAATCGAATAATTTAGCAAGAGTTGTAAAACTTGCTGATTTGAAACATAACTCAGATTTATCACGTTTAAAAACTGTTTCCAATACAGACTACGAGCGTGTTAAAAAATATAAAAATGCAATTCGTTATTTAAGCACCTAGAGAAATCTAAGTGCTTTTTTCGTGCTCAGAAAGGAGTTAGAAATGAAATATCGTAAAAAACCAGTAGTGATTGAGGCTGTACAGTTTAGAGATACTGTTTTCAATGTCTAATCAAGCCTTAAGGAATTAAATGATTTTTCAATCCCAACAGTTGTTTTTCTGAAAAAATCAAGGCTTCCTGGTTTTGCTGGGTATGATTACAAACAGGATATTCTATTTGTGAGTGATGCTCTTCATTCGGAAATAGAATTTGCTAAAGTTCTATCTGATAATTATTTTGCTGCTCAAAACATTAAAGATACCATGGTTCATGAACTAACGCATAAAAAACATTGGGATTCTGCTAAAGCATTTTACAAAGCAAATAAAAAAGCGCTATAATAATATTGAACAAGCGATGACTGCGTTGAATTCAGATTTAGTTACTTATGTAAAACAACAACAATCTATAGATCGCGGTTACTTAAAAAATATTAGCTTGAACGCGTACAACGCCTTTATGTATCACAACAATATCAATGAACTAGTTGCAGAAGTTGGGGTTATTGGAGACGATGTAATTGATAAAATATTACTACAAAAGGTAAAGGAGGTATTGAGATGGAAGTAATGGCTGTTCCAAATAACGAATTGTTAATTTTTTATAATCAAATCGATGAGTGGGTTGACCAAGTTTATCCAGATCAAGATAAACCTCTTGTATCTTTTAAACAAGGAACTCCTAAGTCTGTTTTGGATTTGTTCGATACTATTAAATCTAAAATTGGTTTTGATTACGCAGTATAGTATAAAACAATTAAGCACCTAGAGAAATCTAAGTGCTTTTTTGATGCTCAAAACTTTAAAAATAGAAATCTAACCGTATGGAATCCCGTACGGTTTTTTTATTGTCCGAACTTTGACGACGTTAAAAGCCAAGGATATCAGTCCACTCGGACTTAAAAAGGAGGGCCTGAAATGGCAGAAGAAGTAAAAGAAGATGTATTGGAAATCGAAAAGGAAACAGTCGACAATTCTGAAACGGTTGAAGATGCACCGAAAACATTCACGCAAAGCGAAGTTGATGAGCTAATCAAAAAACGCTTAGCTAAGCAAGAAAAGTCATTCGATAAACGAATGCAAGAAAAACTTGATGAAGCCGAAAAGTTACGTGCGATGAACGAAAGCCAAAAAGCAGAGTATGAACAAGAAAAACAAAGAGCATACATTGCTGAACTTGAAGCTAAAATCAATCGTAGTGGACTAGAGCGAGAAGCCTCAAAAATGCTTTCTGGGGGCGGTATTGTTGTAGATGATAAAATCCTAGGTCTTGTTGTCAAAGATACCGCAGAGAAAACGCAAGAGGCTGTAGAGAGCTTTGTAGCCTTGGTGAATGACTTAGCCGATAAGAAAGTCGGTGAGAAACTAAAAGGTAAGACACCGAAGAAGATGGAAGACACTTCGGCTGGTGAGATTACCAAAGAACAATTCAACAAAATGGGGTATCAAAGTAGAAATGAATTACTGCAAAATAACCCCGAACTATACCATAAATTGAAAGGATAATAGATAAATGACACAAACTAAAATTGAACAATTAGTAAACCCTGAAGTTATGGCTGACATGGTTTCAGCTAAATTACCAAAAATGATTAAATTTACACCGCTTGCTTATGTTGAGCGTGAGCTTGTTGGACAACCAGGAAACACTGTTACAGTTCCAAAGTGGGTATACTCTGGAGACGCTAAAGATATTGCGGAAGGCGAAGCAATCACCCCTGACCAATTAACTACTGATAAGTCTACAATGACTATTAAAAAAGCGGGTAAAGGTATTGAATTAACAGACGAGGCGGTTCTTTCTGGTTACGGAGACCCAATCGGTCAAGCTACTCATCAAATCGCTTTAGCTATTGCGAATAAAGTAGACAATGACTTAGTTGAAGCGGTATAATAGTGTCGAACAAGCAATGTCTGAATTGAATTCCCCATTAGTATCGTATGTCAAGGAACAATTGAAACATGACTATAATTATCTTTATAGCATTAGCGATAATGCAGCTATTGCATTTTACAACAATAACATCAATGAGCTGGTTGCTGAAGTCGGGGTATTGGGAGATAAGGTTACAGACACAAATCTGTTAAATAAAGTCAAGGAGGTTCTATCATGGAAGTAATGGCTATGCCTGGTAAAGAAGTTTTGATTTTTACAAAACAAATCCGCCACTGGATTGTTGGCGATAAAACTATTTCAGGAAAGAAACAGTTTATCTTCCGTGAAGATACTCCTCCTGAAATTTTAAAACTTTATCAAGATATAAAACCAAAACTTGAATTTGCTTATTAACAATCAAAAGCACCTAGAGAAATCTAAGTGCTTTTTTAGTGCTCAAAAACTTTAAAAATAGAAACCTAACCGTTTATTTTTTTTAAAAGTGTTGACAATATAGCACAAAAGTGCTATTCTATAAATTGTAAGGGAGATACCCTTAACAATAAAGAAAGGAGAAAAATATGAGATCAAAAAAGGTAAAGAAAAAACCACTCAAAAAGAAGAAAACAAAAGTAACGCTTAAAATCAACTTAGTATTCTTCACAATCGAGTGGGAAATCGAGTGGGGCGAATAGCCTCACTCCTTTACCAAAATTGTATCATATAGTAATAGAAAATGAAAGTGAATTTCAAAATAACTAAACACGCATTTGACTGGAAAGCATTTGTCGCATGGCTTATCTTTATTGGCTTAATAGTATGGTTTATATTTAAGTAGGTGATTATATGAAAGTAGATACGGATAAAATTGAATGGCTCCTTAGTAATGTC